TCAGGCCTCCTCAACGTCGTGATACTCTTCGCACGCCTGCAGCGTGTTCTGGATCAGGGTGGCGACGGTCATCGGGCCAACGCCGCCGGGAACCGGGGTGATGTAGGACGCGCGTTCGGCGGCATCTTCATACACCACGTCGCCGACCACTTTGCCGCTTTCCAGACGGTTGATGCCGACATCGACCACAATCGCCCCTTCTTTAATCCACTCGCCAGGAATAAAGCCCGGTTTGCCCACCGCGACGATCAGCAGGTCGGCGTTTTCGACATGATGGCGCAGGTTTTTTGTAAAGCGGTGGGTGACGGTGGTGGTGCAGCCGGCCAGCAGCAGCTCCATGCTCATCGGGCGACCGACGATATTGGAGGCGCCAATGACCACCGCATTGAGGCCGTAGGTGTCGATATTGTAGCGTTCCAGCAAGGTCACGATACCGCGCGGAGTGCACGGACGCAGGCGCGGCGCGCGCTGGCACAGGCGGCCAACGTTGTAAGGATGGAAGCCGTCGACGTCTTTATCCGGCGCGATGCGCTCGAGAACTTTGACGTTATCGATCCCTGCCGGCAGGGGCAGCTGAACCAGAATACCGTCGATGGTCTTATCGGCATTCAGAGTGTCGATAAGCTCCAGCAGCTCGGCTTCGCTGGTGGTTTCCGGGAGATCGTAAGAGCGGGAGACGAAGCCCACTTCTTCACATGCTTTGCGCTTGCTGCCGACATAAATCTGCGAGGCCGGGTTGCTGCCGACCAGCACGACGGCCAGCCCAGGGGCGCGTTTTCCGGCCGCAACGCGAGCCTTCACTTTTTCCGCAACCTCAGAGCGTACCTGCTGCGCAATCGTTTTACCGTCAATAATTTTTGCTGCCATCAGAGAGAGGATTCCATCTGTATCTTTACGAAAGGGGGATGAGGATATTTTGTCAGAAGCGGGCCTCGCTGTCAGTCCTCGTTTGCTGTTTTATCCTGTCTGAGGCTAATTTAGCCTGTTATGACCATGGTTATTACATGGTTATTGGTGCGTTGCGCCTGGCCACTGAGTCGATTTACGCGCGCATGAGCCCCAGCGGTATGCTTCTTGTACAGTTGGTGGGGGATATTTCGCCAGCGTCGTATAAGCCCGCAGTTTCCTGGCAAAATGGATTGACTCAACCGACGTGGACCGTATAATTCCAGGCGTTTCACTCCGCGAAGCACTCGCTTCTCAGGGCGCCCTTAGCTCAGCTGGATAGAGCAACGGCCTTCTAAGCCGTAGGTCACAGGTTCGAACCCTGTAGGGCGTACCATTAAGAAACAATAACTTACGCCTGTTTTAATCCAGCCTGATTTCCTCCTTGTGTCGTATTTGTGTCGCTAGCGCCAAAAATGGCGTCAATTTTCCGTGCGTGTTCGGTCAGGTGGTTCGGCGCCAGGTGAGCATAACGACGTACCATCTCGATGCTCTCCCATCCTCCCATTTCCTGTAAGACAGAAAGCGGGACGCCGGACTGAATAAGCCAGCTCGCCCAGGTGTGCCGGAGGTCGTGAAAACGGAAATCCTCGATCCCCGCTTTTTTCAACCCGGCGCGCCAGGCGTTATTGTCATCCACACGCATTTTTCTAACCGCGGGCGTCAGTGTTCCATCCGGGCGATGTTTTGCCGTGGTGTGAACGAACACCCACCGGGAATGCTTCCCTATCTGATCCCTTAATACCCTGCATGCGGTATCATTCAGAGCTACGCCAATCGCCTTGCCCGCTTTTGCGTTCTCCGGATTTACCCATGCAACCTTTCTCTGCATATCGACCTGCTGCCACTCAAGCCCGATGATGTTTGAGCGGCGCAGGCCGGTTGCCAGTGCAAATATCACCACTGGCTTAATGCTCTCCGGCATGCACTCGATCAACCGCTCAGCTTCTTCTCTGGTCAGCCACCGTATCCGCTTACTGATCGGCTTTCGGGTTTTGATAACAGGAGCTGTTTTTATCCAGCCCCAGTCATTCGCCGCAGCCCTGAGAAGGGATCGAATGAAGGACAGGTGTTGCGCCTTCGTCGCCTGTGAAACCTGACGTGGCTTGTACTCCGGAACAGGCTTACCCTTCCTCAGCGCGGCATCACGCTTACTCTCCCACACCTGCAGGTGTTTACGGTTGATCATCCCGTTAACGGCTTCATGAACTTCCTCCGCCGTTATCTTCGAGACATCACGTCCGGAAAAATGCTGCAGCCAAAACTCAATTTTGGTTTTGTCATCATCCAGCGATCGCTTATGGTCCTTTTCCCGCAACCACCGGATACAGCATTCTTCGAAGGTTCTGACGGGCAGATCGCCGATCTGGTCAACCCGCCACGCTTCCGCTTTCAGCTTGTCGTGGAGCTCATGAGCCTGCTTTTTGTCCCCCGTGCCAAGAGATCGCCTAACTCTTTTTCCTGACGGCGTAAAGAAATGACAGTGCCACACGCCGCCCCTGAGGGTGATTGACATAAAACTTCTCCTTTATGTTCACCCGCGTTCGCGATGACAGGATCGCGCGGGGTTTTCAAATATGCAATACACGCAGCCTCGGTCGTTCTGTACTTATTGCCGACCTTGCGGCCGGCGAGCTCTCCAGACTCAATTAGACGGTAGATCACCCGCGCCGACACGATGAGCAAATCGGCGGCCTGCTGTGCTGTTATCGGTTTGTCAGATGCCATATCACCTCCGATGCTTACCGCGTAATTCCTCTTCTTCCTGACAGTCAGCGCAGCGCTGGCAGCCCGCCACCAGTTCCCGGCGCCGCTCGGGTATCTCTTCCCCGCAGTCGCGGCAGTGAGTAGCTGAAATAGCCGCATGGTTGATCCGCATGTTCTGGATGGTCATTTCCAGCCGGCGCTCTGCCAGCTCGTTGGCCTGATCGATGAGTTCTGGCATGTCAGCGCTCCTTTATATATCCGTTCAAAATACCTATCTCCACATAGAGATGGCTTGGCGTTAACCCAAGCTGCTTTATCAGCGGCATGCATCCGTTGAGGATCGGTCGTGATATCTCGTCGCAACTTAAAGCGGGAGATGACCGCCGTTTTGCCTTAACCTCATCGTTAGCCCTGCGTGCGATGCTTCTGAGCGCATTTTTCTTTTCTTCTGGCGTCATGCTGCCTCCAGATTCCCGATCCGCTTTAACTCAGCCAGCGATACGGTCGTGATGATGTGTCGCGGGGTGATGTACGGGCGCCAGATAAACAGGAGCGAGCCTTTGGGGTTGCTCTTGCGCTTTCCTGTAACGGATGCCGGAACAAACTGAACACGGCCGCCGGTTATGAGTCTGAGTTCATCAGCTGATTGCATGGCTGAAATAAACCAGCCGGTAGAAATGTCAGCCGGTAACAACATCACTACAGCCTGAGACTGCGCCCGGGATTGCTCGGCTGCCTTTTCTACCCACGGGCCGATATCGGAATAGGGCGGGTTACACCAGATCGCGCCGCATGACGTCCATTCGCTGTTCAGCGAGTCATCCAGCTCAGTGAGATAGTGAGCGCATAGCGCGTTACTCTCAGAGGCTGCAGCATCCAGCCAGAAGCCAAACTCGAGATCGAGCGCGTTGAAAATTTCAATCGGCGTTTGCCAGTAGTCACGTTCATTTTTTGGAGTTTTCGATCCGCCATAATCAGTCATTGCGCACCTCTTTTCGTGTCTGCCTTTCTCATGCGGCTTAAAGTCCTGGATACCGACGCAACGCTGCGGCCCATCTTCATTGCGATGCTTTTATGCGACTCGCCGGCAGCGCGCATTTCAGCAACGAGTTGCTTCTCTTCTGGCTTCCATGGCTTATAGACAAACGCTGTGCTGATGGAGTAGCTCTGTGCCAGGCGGTAGAAGTTCGCCTGGCTAATCCCGAGCGCATCCGCTGCGCGACAGGCAGGCATGGTTCCGGCGACGGCGCGGAATTGCTCTGGTGTGATGCTCTGCTTATTCATTGTGCCTCCCGTGGTAACCGGTAAATTTCTCCGCCAAGCGTCCCGGTTCCCCAGTGCTCTACGGTCAGGAATGGCTTAACCAGTTCCAGTTCCGGCGCCGAGATGAACACTTCTTTCATCTCAAGTGCTGGCGCCCACCCGGCGTAATAAGGTTCATGAAAATTCAGGGTTATCCCTGCGTTGTGCCCAAGGGCGCCCGCTGCGGTCTGCCAGCGATGAAATACCGTAATGTTGTTCCGCGCGTCCTTGCGCAGGATGGACAGGATTGACTCAGCTGTTACTTTCATGGCCGCCACCTTCACTTTCAGTGCTTCCTAACGCCTGCTTTATCTCCCTACGCCGGATGCCAGTTACCTCATGGCATTTGCTTTGATGTTCGGAAAATCCGTCCAGAGCGAACCATGCTTCGCTGTATTTTTGAGTTATGACTTCCGGATTGTTTTCACTCTCAATTTCCCGGCAGAACTCCGCGAGAATATCGTCAGCTTCCTCCATGGTTATCGACGGCTTTACTGGCTGAAACTGTTCTCTGTTTGTTTCTACCGCTGGCTGGCACTGGTCATTGCTTGAAACCGCCGATGGAAGAGCCCATGCAGGCAGGGCAGGCGGCTTCCAGTAAAAAGCGCCTAACTCTTTGGTGCGTGCGTAAGTAAAACCGTCTGCTTTTTCTCCTGATATGGTTGCGAAGCCTACGTCCAGATCGTAGAGATACCTGCCTATTCCCCACTGAACAGCGGCGCGCTTCATAGCGCTTGAGCGTCCGCCTTTTACAGCCTCAACCTGCGTGTTTTCGGATGCGTCCCACTTGGTGATCCACTCCCCATCGACCTTTATGGAAATTCCGCATTCGACGCCGCCATTGTTTGGGATATCGCGGTACTCATTACGCCAGCCGGCTTTTCCGCAAACCTCATCAAGGCGCTTCATGATTGCCCGGTTTGTGACATAGGCCAGGACCTTTGCCCAAATTGACGATCCGCTTTTCCCTGCCTGCTGAATACGCCACTCGATATCCTTATGGGGAAATGGGGCGTCAAGTAGCTCAAGATTCATTGAAAATTCCCCGCGAATTCATCCCAGCCGATCACCGGGTTCTGCCGTTCCGCAGAAAGGTTTACTGGTTCGTCATCGTCGAAATCACGTTCGCCGATCGCATCACTCATCAGCTGAATGAATTCGTTGTCATCCCATTTTTCCGCCGCGCTCATGCCGCTTTCTCCCGATGAGTAATGACGTAGCCATGCTCCACCAGACATTCAATCACCACGTCCCAATCCAGTTGCATGAAGACTTCACGACTGTTAACCGTCCCCGACAACACCACGTCTTCCAGATCGACGGTTAACGTGTTATGCGGGCCTACAGATGTGCGCATGTCTGTGCATTCACATTTGATGTTCATAAGCACCTCAGTAACTGATACCGGTATGAGGAATGCGGCCGTCTTTAACCGCGGTGAGTACCTCGATAGCCTGATCCCAGGTAAGGCTGGTATTGGCCAGAAGAGCTTTGACGATTTCAGTGCCTACAGACTTGCGGTGCTTAACGTCGGCTTCGCGGCGCGCCTGCTCATCGGCTTTACGCTTCTCCTCAGCCAGGCGGGCCTGTTCGCGTTGCTCTGCCTCGCGGCGGATGCGATCGGCTTCTTCCTATGCTTTGCGGCGTTCTGCTTCCACAGCGGCCTGCTTTTCACGCTCCGCACGCTCAGCTGCTTCTCTCTGCTCACGTTCGGCTCGCTCTTTGGCCAAAATCGCTTCGCGCTCTCTGGCGGCTGCAGCGTCAATTTCACGCTGTGCCTGTTCTGCTGCCTCACGTTTCGCTTTCTCTTCTGCCAGGCGCTTAATCTCCTCTTCGCGGGCAATGCGCTGGCGTTCGGCTTCTGCTTTCTTCTCGGCCTGTTCGCGGTCGAAAGCGTCATTCATCAGCAGGGCCATTTCGTGATCAGACTCAATCCGAGCTACCAGCTGCCGATCGAAGTCTTCATTCATGGCCAGTGCTTCGGCATGCAGTGCGTTCATGGCTTCTTCAGCCTTAATGCGTTCCTGCTCGGCTTCCCATTCAGTCAGTGGGCGACGTGTTGCATCGCGCAGCTCGTCACATGCGTCAACGAACCGCTTAATTTCCGCCTCAGCAGGGCGCACAGCCTCTTTAAGGCGCTTCAGGTACTCGCGCCCCGGCTTCTCGATTGCCGTCTTGCTGCGTGATACCTGCGCCGCGAGAGAAGCGACACGGTCACGACCTTTCTTGGTGGTCAGGTCCGGAACCTCGTTCACGGCCTGGCGAATCTGCTCCAGGTAAGCGTCAAGACCGCCAGCCCGGTACAGGGTCGGAGCCTGTTCTGGTTTTATTTCGATGACGGTTAAATCCATTATTTCGCTCATGGTTTCCCCTGAAATTTGGTTGTGAAACGCCTGGCACCGTATTGGCTGCCTGATAGCTCAGTTAAATTCGTGCGCTGATATGCGCGGTTAATGCGTCCCGGCTGGTACCAGGTTCGGCTCAATGCTGCGTGAAGCGTATGGCCGGCGGATGTGGCGCAGATTACCCTGCGGCTCATGCCAGTAGCTGCCGTCGCGATAGTCGAAGCTGACCAGCCAGGCGGCGCCGGTGCGGCTATTGCGCATCATCACGGCGCGTCCGCTGTTAGGAATTGAGTTAGCCATTGAACACCCCCGTAACGTGCAGAATTTTGATAATCAACGCTGTCCAGATAACGCCGCAGATCAGCAGGCAGTAAATCAGTGAACGAATGCCTTGTTTGCTCATGCGACACCCCAGCAAAACTCAAAGCTTACCCATGCAACCGCAATCACAAGCAGAGCAACCTTTAAGCAGAACCGGTGCCATGCAGGTACTTCGTGTTCTCGGATCATTCTTCAGTACCTCGAAAATTAATCTCATGCAGCCTGAGAAGCCCACGCCCTTGCGTCACGACGATTAAGCCATGCCAACTTAACCCACAGGTCATGAACCCCATCACCTCGGCGAGTATTGCGGCATTTCTCGCGGTACCGGAGATACTCGGAATTGCACTCAAGGGCATATTTTTTTGCGGTCATCTCTTCACCTTTGCCTTATCGCGGCTAACGGGACGTTTTGACTTCACCCCGGCGTTGCCGGTGTTGTTTGGATGAGTTAATTTAAAACCATAGTTGTTTTGTAGTCAACAACAATAGTTGTTTAAATGGCTGGAATGGTTTTATTTGGTTGTTTTTATTGGTTATTTATTTTTGTAAAGCGTGCTGGTAAGCTCAAAAAAACGCCAAAGAGGGTAGCGCCATGTCGAATGAGGATGAGTTTTTCGCAGAGATGCACCCGCAGATTGCGCAGGTTATCGGGATAGCGGTTATGCAGCTGCTGGTTGAGAAGCGCGAGCCATCAAGAAGGCGCTGATAGAGATGATTCAGGTGCTGTGGCAGGGTGACCAGGTAGATCTGGCAGTAGAGCTGGCACTGGATGTGCTGATGCTGAGGGAAGAGTAGGGGCAATAAAAAACCCGGCGCGGTGGCCGGGCTGGGTTAGGCTACTAGCGATTCAATCCAAGTTTCTCTGCTGTGGAAAGGAAGCACTAAAGCCGTGTCATTGAAAAGCAATGATAACTGCTGTAACTCAGGAGTTAACCCATCACTATCAATAATCACAAATCTGTTACTGATTTCTGGAACAGCCTGACTCAAATCTACTATCTTACCCACGGTTGAGTGCGCAGTATTCCAGCCTTTACTGCTAGATAAACTTACTGTAAATCCACGCTTTGGAGCTACAAGTGGAGACTCGTTTTTTAAGGTTATTGGAACGGTGATGTTATGTCCACTAATGCCCCGAACCTTCTCTTTTAGGGCCAACCTTGTGCCAAGCCCTACGGATTTAAGATAACTAATCACGCATTTTTCAAACTTATCATCTTTAACTTCCGCATACCAATCTGCGGTTTGAGCGGATGCAAGCAGTCCACCTCTTATGACGCTAGCCGTAACCTGCCCAACAGAAATCTCATCGGCCCAAGCGGATATCTCGCCAGAATCATTCAACGTGATCCCCTGTGATGCGAGCGATGACCTTATCAAATCAATTTTCTTTTTTGTCAGGTGGATACCCCTAGCCTCAATGTTCATCAACGTGTCGCAGTAATCAGTTATCCTGTACTGTCCACTCATTTCCTGAACAAAGACGCTAATGTGCTCGCTATCGTCATAGTAAGTGAATGGGCTTACAACGCGCAGCAACGTGTCGCTCATTGGGTGACATTCAAACCCGAGCTTAGATATTACTGTTGAACACGTTACATTTCCCATGATAGCTGACCTGATTTATCTTGATTTGGTAAAGGCGGTTTGCCTTCATAAGTGATATTAAGCGTCCGACAAAAATAATTCCAGTAGCCCAAAAAGTCATCCGGGTTGATGTCGGTATCGAGTTTTAGTGCTATCTCCTCACCAGCCGCTTCGAAGTACATGTGGTAGTGCGGGCCGCGAGCAACCTCAACAAAGTCAGGATGATTAATTATAGATCGATTGCGGTGAGGCTTATTGTCCGCTGGGTATGGGTCGAGCGCATATATTCGCTTATCATGAAAAAACATAACAAAAGAAAGCTTAACGATATCAACGCCTTCAACGATAGGCGAACGCCAATGCAGCATGAATCTTACGCCTGTTATTGGGTTGCCTTTATCATCAAAGGCCTTGAGATCCAACTTAAACCAGATCGGAGTGCGGCCTTCGCTCCCATTCCAAGTAACGCCGTTAAAGGTTACTTTTTTAGGTCGAGAAATGGCCTGATCAACCTCTTTCTGAGTAGGCTTAAAGTCACCTTTTTTAGCCACTGATAGATGTCATCCTGAATATTATTGTCATGTGAGCGATTACAGAGGCTCAATCTCTAATCACCAGCAATGTGCCGACTATAGAAGCTTACTAAAACTAGCCTCAGTTTCGTCTCTACCAAAACTTCTCATCAGGCCAATGCCTTGGTTCACTCAAAGTCATCCCGCTCATCCTTCCGCTTGAAGAAGATCTTATCCAGCCTGAGCACTATCCCCACCAGTCCGATAATCAGCAAAGTAATGAGTATTGGGATAATCAGATCAGACATGCTTCCTCTGCGTGCTAAGGCTTTACCCATGCTTCCTGTACGTCTGCGGCATGCTGCCGATCACCTTGCCGAACACGAACACCCGATTCATCTCGTCTTTTTCGATCGGGTCCCAGGCTGCATAGCTCTTGTTATCTGAGATAACCAGTAGCTTGTCCTTCATCTTCTGCAGGCGCTTGACGTGAGCAGTGTCGTCGTACAGGAAGGCGTATATCCCGTCGCCGTCGAAGCTCTTAACGCTGATGTCGACGAACAGCAGATCACCCGGCTCAATCGTCCCAGACATGCTGTCGCCCCGGACGTTGATGATCCGGATGTTCTCAGCCTTGCGCCCATCGAACATGTGGCGCGCTTCCGCTGGCGCATATTCAACGGAGTGGAGAATCTCCACGAACTCCTGATTCACAATGCCCGGGCCGGCACTGACGGCCAGATCCAAAATGTCGACCCTGAACACATCATGATTTATGTGTGAAGGCTTCTTGTCATCTTCACCATCAGCCCTCATGGCGCCAGTTCCCGAAGAAAGCCACTCAGGTCTCACCCTTAAAGCCTTGGCTATATCGAGCAATTTTGTGGTCTGAGCAGCCCTTCCAGTTTCAATCTTCTGGATCGCAGCCTGACTAACTCCAACAGCATCTCCCAGAGTCTTCTGGGTCATGCTGGCAGCCTTTCTGGCTTCTCTTAATCGTTCTGCAAGTGTCGTTTTCATCTTCTCAATTTACAACCATGGTTTTATAGCGGCAAACGAAAATGGTTGTTGACTAAATACAACTAAGGTTTTATTCTTTGTTTGTATTTACTACGGAGGTTGTCATGAACCCAACCATTAAAACCGCAATTAATATTGTCGGCTCTCAGAAAAAGCTTGGTGAAGCCTGCGATGTTTCTCAGCAGGCGGTTTACAAGTGGCTCCACAACAAGGCAAAGGTTTCGCCTGAACATGTAAACAGCATCGTAAATGCTACTAATGGGGAGGTTCAGGCGCATCAAATTAGACCAGACCTTCCAAAACTATTCCCTTCTCCGAAGGGCGTTCCGGCCGCCTAACCAGCGGCCTCCCAATCAACACCAGAGGAAGTATCACAGATGGAGAATGCAATAGCCCGAAAGTTAGAGCCGCCAATCCTCAACCCAATTGAGATTGAAGGCATTTTGTTAAACCGGCTTTTGTCCATTGGCCAAAAGGTTTTTGCGGAAATGCGAGGGGTTAGCGAGTCGACAATCAGTCGCCGCAAGAGCGAGGGGTATTACGCAGAAATGGCGAAGGAAATATCAGCGCTGGGTTTGCAGGTTGTTCCGCCGGAGGCGGTGGTAGTTTCCCGCCACTACCTGCAGTCAGTAGAAACGCTGGCAGATATCGGTTTGCGTGCGGAGCGGTGCCGCCCTGGCCCGTTAGGGTGGGACTGATGAAGTGCGTAAAAGGCGAAAGCCGCAGTGCGCTAACACTAACGGCTTTCAGGTGCAAAAACGAAGAGGTAATTGCGAGGTAATTATGCCTGGTAAATCTGTAAGAGTAAACAATCCGGAGGTAGCACGTGAGCATGTCACTTATGGCGAAAGCAATGGGGGTCAAAGTGGGAAACTCACTGCGTAAGCTCGTTCTTATCAAGCTGGCCGACAACGCCAACGACAAGGGCGAATGCTGGCCTTCGTATCAACACATTGCCGATCAGTGCGAATGCAGCAAATCCGCTGTTCGCAACCATATTGATGCGCTTGAGGATATGGGTCTGCTCAAGCGTGAAAATCGCGTTGGGGTCAACAACGGGAAAGGTAATACATCCAACGTGTATTATCTGAACCTTGATGCTACCCCTATGCCATCAAAAAGCACAGGGGTATGCCATGAAATAGCACCCCCTATGCCATCTGATGGCACACCCCCTATGCCACCAGATGGCACCAGAACCAGTCACTCTTTTGAACCAGTCACTGAACCAGACTCTCTCTCTGCGCGAGGGCAGTTTATCAGCGAGGCTGCAAAGCGACGGATCGGGATTTCACCCAACGGGGAAATACCTTTCCCTCCTGCCTTCAAGCCATCGGCAGATCACATTGCGATTGCCTCGGAGAAAGGGATCAACATTGAAACCGAGTTGCTGAACTTTCGTGATTATCACCAGGCCCGCGGCACAAAGCTGATCGACTGGAACTCGGCATTCCGGGTATGGCTCAGGAACGCGAGAGTTAATCCGCTTTCCGGGCGCCAGAGAAGCGAACCTGAATCACCACACTGGAACAGCCCTGAAGGCTGGAAGGACTTCATATGACCGCTCAGCTTATGACCGCGATCAGCAATCGCGATGGTGATGCGCTGGCCAGAATGGCCGCAGGTAGCACGGAGCCGCAGAGGCTTCTCGATTTCGAAGCTGAAAGGCTGGTTGACTCCCTGTTCCGTCAGCTGAAGCAGATCTTCCCGGCGTCTACCCAGACCAATCTGCGCACCGACGCCGAAGAGAAGACAGCGAAGCGCCAGTGGATTGCCGCTTTTGCCGAAAACGGAATCCGCACCCGCGAGCAGTTATCCGCAGGAGTGCGACATGCGAGAGCCAGCGAATCGCCGTTCTGGCCATCGCCGGGCCAGTTCATCAAGTGGTGCAAGGACAGCGGCACCGTGCTGGGAGTGACTCTTGTCGACGTGATGAACGAGTTCCACCGTTACAGCCGTGAAAAAGGGCTGCATACCGGCGGTGCTGAGCGCTTCCCGTGGTCTCACCCTGTCATGTACTGGGTTGTTACCGATACCCGGCGAGCAATGTACCAGCGCCAACTCAGCGAGGCAGAAACCGAGAAATATGCCGCTAAAAAGCTGGAAGACTGGGCGCTGAAAGTCGCCGCCGGAGAACAAATACCGTCGCCGGTACTGGCTCTGGAGAACAACCAGGAAGCTATTCCGACAAACCATGTCAGCCGTCAGCAGGGTTTTCACCCTGAAGGCAAAAGCTTCGGATGTATGCCAAGCGCGGCATCGCTCGGTGCGTTAACTCCGGCTCAGTGGCTGTGGGATGAATACCTGCGCGGGAAAGAGAGAGGGCTTATCTGATGAAAAAGAACTCTGGCAAACAAGCTGTAATCAATTACGTCGGCCAGCATCCTGGCTGCAGCTTTCAGGATATCCGCCGCGGCACCGGTCTTGACTCTTCAGTGGTCAATTCCTCTCTGTGGCAGATGAACAAAGACGGGCAGGTTAAGCGTGAAGGTGAGTGCAGGAGCTATCGCTACACCCTGATTGACACAACAGCCGTAAACGACAGCGATCCGTCTGTTCAGTATCGCCAGCGTCCTGGCGGTGTAAACCCAATGACCAACCTGTTTAACCAGTGCCTGGCGGGAGTAAGAAAATGAACATCGAAACAGTAAACGAGCTCATCGCCTCCCTGGAGAGCGCAGGCGAGCTGTCGATCAGAGAGCAGAAGTTCCTGAAGCTGGCGAAAGCGTTTAAGCATCTGGCTACGGAGAATGTGGCGCTGAAGAATGTATTTAGCCAGAAGGAAATCCCATCCGAAGCAGTCGATGCATTCATGGAAACCGCAGTAATGGATCATGACTGGAATGAAACCTCCGAGTGGTCATGGGTTGAAAACGAAACAGAGGTTATCCACGCCGTTCTTGACGCACTTAAGCCTGAAACCCCCGCCACCGATCGCATCGTAGCCGAAGCCGAGGCGCGCGGAGTTGAGAAGGCCATCGCTCACCTGGAGAAGAAGTTCAGCAATATCGGCGTGCAGATCATGAATTTGCAGTGGCTGGCAGACTCGCTGCGCAAGGGAGCATCAGAATGACAAACCGAATCCCTAACTTCGGCTGGAACCGCCTGAAGCTGGCAACGCTCACTTATGAGCAACTGGCTCAACTGGAAGAGCAAGTGAAGGCCGAGCATGCCTGCAAAAACGGCATTCACCTCTTCGACAAAGCCGGTCAGCGCAAACTCGATGCCCTTAGCTGGGTCGTATACAACAAGCAGAAGGCGGAGCGTGCCGCATGAGCAAATCATTCATCGTAATTATCCGGCGAGCCTGGTGTAACGAAGGCGGACACGGTATCGAATATTCATCCGACCTTATTCACTACGAGACCCGCAATGGAGCCATATCGCACGGTTTTCGTACTGTAGATAGCGACGACTTCAACATCGGCGTAATCGAGGGCGGCAAGTTGATTTCATTTGACTGGATGGACAAGCCGGTTGGAGAAAGCGAAGACACGCTGGCGCAGATTGCCGAGCTAATCGGTCTGGAGGATGCAGCATGACTGATATCACCGAACTGGCGCAGAGCCTGAAAGCGGCAGCAGAGAAAGCGACTCCGGGGCGCTGGGAATATTACCCGGGAAATACGAGCATTGAATATAACGTTGACTCGATGGATGAAGACCAGGGTTCAATCGTTTATGTCGATAGTGGCGACTTCACACAGGCTCAAACAGAACGTAATGGGGAGTTTATCGCCCTGGCTAACCCAGCCAACGTCCTCGCGCTGGTAGAGGTGCTGGAGAAGGCACAGCAGCGTATCGCGGAGTTGGATATAAAAAACTGCGAGCTTGATTCGCTTACTCAGCGCTGGGCTGTTGAGCGTGCTGAAAATGCAGACCGTATCGCCGAGCTGGAGTCCCGTACCGTCACTGTGAAGTTGCCAGAGCCTCCAGGGCCAATGTCTGTAGGCGCGCGTACCGTTTACTTCGGAATTGTAGCTGATGTCGTTAGCGCTTTTCAGTATGGACTCACCGCCGCTGGCATCAAGGTGGAGGTTGAGTGATGTTCAAAATCGAAAGTTCCGAACAACGCCTCAAGCGGGTTCTCACAGAAAACGCCGGTAAATTCACCATCGACGAAGACGGCGGAATCCATACCAACTGGCAGCATCCAGAAGTGCAGGAAACCATGCGCAGGCACTTTGAGGCGCTCAGCAAAATTAAGGTGGACCGGAAATGAGCGAATTTTCACGAGAAACACTACTCAACATTATCGAGACTGACCATGTGCAATGCGGTGAGGCTTCGGCATTGGCCCGCATGGCGCTGGCCGCAATGGACAGCAGCGAGTCGGTTGAACTGCCTCTTGACTACCTGCAGGGACACAAAGACGGTCTGGAGTGGGCCGCTCGACTGGCAGAAGCCAATCACCCTGAGACCGGAGACTGGCTTTACGATGACCCTATCGAGCTGGCAAAAGCTATTCGCAAAGGTCCAGATATGCCGCCAGTGCAGCCGGCGCCGGTAGTGCCTGACGATGTGCTGAAGGCGTTGCAGAAGGTTGCGCGAATACGCCTCGATATGGATGGCTTCGACGGTGATCGCCGTGGCATCGCTGATTGCCTGTGTGATGCCGAAGAGGCGTTAATCGAGGTGGTAAACCGACGTGCCGCCATGTTTAACCATCCCGAGCAACACCTCGACATGGTAGACTGA